TTTTTGACAAGTGTTGTAAACCAGTAAGTTACAAAATGTAAAATTAACCCTATAGAACTACTTTTTTCTATTTTTTCAGATTCGAATATCCAGTTTTTATTGAAAAGATATTTTGTTGAATTCATAACATTGGGCAACTTACATCCAGAATAACCCATATTACGTCTATTTTAAGCTATCCTAATAATTTGCTGGTATATTGGTATTATTTTGCTGTAAAAGTCGCTTAGATGTACGATTTTTATGGTGTTTACCCTACATTCATGTACTATATTTGAGCTACAATAAGTTAAAGAATTATTGCATAAAAAAAAGCTACTAAAATAGTAGCTTAATTTATATTGATATGTAGGTATTTTTATTTCAATATTAAAATATTATTTAGATATGATATACTTTTATTATTTAAAAAAGTACGTAAATTTATAGCATTACAATTTTGTATTTTTTGCATGGTAGAAACTATATCGTCTATAGTTACTACATGTGGCGCTTCAAATATAGTTTTGTTAATTTTAACCTTATTTAGTTCTGGCGCAAATTTGTGACGTTCTAATCTAATATTTTTAGTACTAATTATTTTATTTATTACTACTTTTTTTTCTAGTAGTTCAGCCAAACTAATTATTTCTTTTTGGAAGTTATGCTTCAATAGTATTTTAGAGTCTATATTTTTAAGTTTTAATCTACTTGAATAGTAATACTTTATTTTTATTTCTTTGGCGTTATTCAAATGTGTGTTAAAATCACCCATCAAGTTAACATTTGTATTTTTTATTTCCTTATTAATATAATCTAATTTTTCGGATATTGTTTGCATGTTTTTATAGTTGAATAGTTAAATTTTTTAAATTTGGTTTAATAATTTCTACTAATTTAAAAGTATCATATTTTAACCTGTAACGTGTTAAATCATTGGTAAAAATATATTCTTTGATATTGTTATTTTCTACATTAAAACAAAGGAAGCATTTTTTTGTTCTACTTAATTTTAATAATAAGGTTAAAGATATTTTATAAGTACTTTTCATGCTATTGCTTTTTTAATGCGTTTATACTATTACTTAAATAATTTGCCGTGAATAATCGTTGATTTTTTACGAAATTATTGTTTGCGTAAAAATAATGTGCTTGGCCTATAATTTCGGCGTTAATTAGTTCCTTTTCAAAATACCAATTTTGAGGTAACATGTCCCTTTGTATATTACAAACAATGCTTTCCTCAGTAATAGAGTAGCCTAAATTGTAGTTAATGTGTGTATAATCATGCCACGCACGAAAATAATGGTTTATTTTTTCTTTGCCGAAAATTGTATTTTTGCTTTCACCTTTCCAAACATAAATTTTTCCCGTTTCTTTATAAATTTGTTTATTCATTTCAAAAGTACCTACAATATCGTTACTATCAAATGTATCAACATCCGTTAATATGAATGTGTCTTTGTGTGCTTTAAACCATAGTTTTATAAATTGGTTTAGTTTCTTACTAAAAGGAATTTTTTTCGCTTGCTTGCTTGCTAAAAATAGATATTTGCTTTTCATGTTTTTAAGGTTTATTAGTTATTATATAAATTTTTCATAAATTCTATGCCGTCGAAATAACTTTGAGTCCTTGCTTCATGGTATACCTTGCTTAATTTACTAGCTAAACTATAAAGTTTATTTTCTAACAATTCACGGTGTAAAATTGTGAATTTTTCGTTTAATACTTGAATTTCTGTTTTTGTTTGTTGCATTGTATAAAGTTTTAATTGTTAATTGCATAAGATGCACCCTTTGCGCATTCTTTTAAAAGTTGATTTGCTTTTTTCAATACTTGTTTGAATTGTTTCATGTTATTTATTTTTAATATTATTATAAAGGTTTATTAATTCGCTTAATTCTGCAAAGGTCATTTCGTCAATTTCCTTACTTGTATACATTTTACTAATTTCTGGGTGATTTTTAATCATTTCCCAAGGGTTTGAATTATTCATTTTATTTAATTTTAAAGTTAATATTATTTTTACCAACAAAACCCCGTATAAACTAGTATTATACAGGGTTTTATACATTTTCTTTAAAAATGCTAAATTTTAGTTGTTTCAGTCCCTAAATTGCTTTTATTTACGTTTACGCCTATAGCAAAAAAGTTATAAAAAGAGTGCTAATCACCCGACCAAGTTTTTAAGGAAACAGTAAAAGGAAAACTTGTAAACCAATTACAAAGCAAATCTACAAAAGTTTTTTTAATAAACAACAAAAAAAGTATAAAAAAGTTACAAAAACAGCTTTTTTAACGTTTCAAAGGTATTTTCAAAAATATAGCTTTGTAGTATAAAAGTTAACAAAAGGTACATGCACGCATCTACAAAAAATATTTTAATCTACCAAATTTTTATACAAAAAAAATGCGATTTTGCTCGTATTCTACGAACTCAAATAGTTCCTTGTACTTATACATTTTTTAAAATTGGATGCCTTAAAACGCCTAAAAAGTACCTTAAAACGGATGCAAAAATATTTTAATGAATTTAACAAATTTTAACATAAAAGATTTTTTTATATCAAATAATTTTCCTATTTGTGAAAATTCTAACAATATTTTAACCACTACAAAAAATATTTTAATTTACCAAATTATTTTGTTATTTATAATGAGTCTAAATAAGCTATTTAGAATTGTTCTAAGTAAGAAAAATACCCCCATCATATTAAACATACCCCATCATATTAAACATAGTGAGTTACCCCTTCATAACAAAGACGGAATAAAAATAAGAAAGGAGCAACAAAATTAATTGTTACCCCTCCATATTAAACGCACCCCTTTATATTAAACGCTCTATCTTATTGTATAAATTCCTTTGTTTTTACTTGTAGCTAATCTCATCAAAGCATATCTTATCGCATCACAAAAGTGATTAAACTTATCTATTGGTCTTACACCTTTCTCATGCCATACATAGTTGTTAAACTCCCTTACAACACCTTTACTTCTTGGGTCTACTATTATTTCATAGTCCTGCATAAGTGCTATACCAGATAGTATACTACCACTCTTCTTTACAGCAGGTTGTATGTTTAATCCTTTCTTCTTTAGTTCTTTTATAAGTCTAGGTTCTGATGAGTCACAAACTATCAAGTCTAAACCACACTCAGCTCTATTCATATTTGCTATATCTGATGTAGAAAGCCCTGTCTTGCCATAAATCTCCTTTACATAGACTCTATTGTTAAAATCATCTACAGAAATCTTTACAAGTGTTGTAGGGTCTTCAGAGAACCCAAAATCCTGTCCGTAGATAGTCTTTTCTGTCTGTATGTAGTCCCCAACCTTCCAATTTCTTATAATTGTTCCTTCTGCCTTAGCTAACCATCCTCCTAGTATCTGGTGTTGGTATTTATCTGGTCTTCTAGCCTTCATCTCTAATACTCTACTAAGAAATGAGTCTGATAGGTTATCTTTGTTGTCTTTATACGTTGTATGGATGTAAGTTGTGTCTCCTTTAACTCCATTATAACCTGCGTCAACAATATTGCCTAAAAAGAACCTCTGGTATATCCAATGCTCTTTTGTAGTTGGGTTTAGTATCAAAATAACCCTGTTTTGCTTGTTTTGAGACCTTATAGAGAAATCTATCTTATCAAATGTACCTTCATCATCAAGTTCCTCTGCTTCATCGACTACAAACGTTGTAATTCCGTTCAAAGACTTTAGTGCAGCTGTCTGATTACCACTAGATGTCCTTATACCCTTAAATATAATGGAAGAACCTGTCTGTAGGTTAGTTATCTCATCCTTAGTTATCCTAAAGTGAGCATTTACTCCCATCATATCAATCTTCTCTACAAATTCTGGTATAATAGATGTATTGGCTGATGCCATTGTATAACGAGTAAACAATATCTTGTGTCCACTTTCGTATGTAAGGTTTAGTAGGAATACGTTTATACCAAAAGACTTACCACTACCCCTACCTCCTGTAATAACATTGTATCTTGTCTTGCTTTGGAATAAAGGTATGTACTTATCATGTAAGTTTATGCTATTCTTCATCTTCTGGTGTTACATCTATAATATCTTCTTGTGTAGGAGGTTGGTGTCCATAGAAATTTATAACAGGTGTTGCTGATTTCTGTGTAGCATTACCAAACCCATCTTTAGGTTTCCCATAGACATACTCTAGTAATAGTTTTCTATCGTTATGGTTTTTCTTAGCCTCTTCTGCTAGACTCATCCAGAAGTCTTGTTCAGAACCAAACACCTTTTTAATGGCTTTGACTCCGAACTCCTTCATCCTTTCCCTCTTAGCTTTGTTTATAGCTGCTGTAGTAGGTTTAACAACATCTAACTGACCTTTCTTCCTTTTGTTATACTTCCTACCATCAGTAGGTTTAATCTCATTTGATTTAGCCATAAGTTTAATCTTAATACTATAACGATATGTTTAGGTTTTGTTTACAACTAAGCGTTTTGTAACTTATTACCCCACACATCGTTAAACTGTTTTTGAGTTATTTCTTCAAAAGAATTCATAAAATCATCTGTAACATTCTTGTGAGTGTAGACTTCGCTACAGGTTTCTTTATTCCATACCCATCTACCAAATCTTGCAACATTGCCAAAAACTTCACAAATTACATCAGACTTATCTTTATGTCTATAATACTTTACCATATCATTTAATATTACCAGCACATTCCATCCATTGATGTACTGCATTGTATTACCTCGCATCTATCTTTTGACTTCCAAGCCCAAGACTTCATTCTTAATGTCATCATCTCGTGCATCTCGTCTATCCTATCTTCTGGAATAACATCTGCTAACTCGTGTATCTTATTTCTATCTAATTCATCAAGCTTTCTATCTATTCTTTCATTTATTCTCCTAACCCTTTCGGAGTTTTTGTTTTCTATTCTTTCTCTTTCTCTTTTCTTATCATCAAAGAATAAGTCATAAACATTTCTAAACCTAACAAAGCTCTCGTAGTAAATGTCTATCTTTCTTAATGCGTGAAATATAGATGACCTATTCCTTTTTACTCCCATATCTTCAAACCATTCGGAAATCATTCTGTCATTCATTCCGTTTATATCACACATTACCTTATAGAACAATGCTCTAAAGTATGCTTGTTCTTGATACCTTGATGTACTTGTTAAATCTAATCCTGTTATTTGTACAAATTTATCAGCTAATTGTTTAGCTGCTTCTACGTTGTATGTTCTAAGTTTTCCCATTGTTATCTCTGTTTTGTATTTTTTCGTATTCTTTCCATATTTTAATATAAGCCTCTGTAAGCGACAATATCTCTGGATATGTATGCTTCCTATGTCCTAGCTCTATTGATACTCTCCATTCCCCTTTAAAAGACTTGGGGTTGACTGGGTCTGGATATATTACATATCCTTTTTTAAAGCAATGACTTTGAGCCTCATTGTTTGTCTTGTAATATTTAAATGAAGTCTTCTTCTTCTTCGCCATAGTTATATCCCATTTCCTCCATGTTACCTTTAAAGTTTAACGCTCTAAGTAATCCGTCACACTCTTCATAAGAATCATCTTCTTCTGCTTCCTTAATCCAAAGTTTTAGGTCTTCCCTAGTGTAACCTATAAATAGTAAGTCAAGTCCTAGCTCATAGAAGTGGTCGGACACCTTCTTGTCAAATGGCATACTACAATTCTCCGTAAAATGTATACTGTTCTAAATCGTAGTCACTCATAATATAATTCTTGTAGGCATCTGTAGCTACCTGTAGCTTCTGTAGTCCACTATCTACAAATCCTGCTGTAATAGTATAGACTCCAACATCTAACGTTCTCTTGTCTACTACTAAGAATATAAAGTCATCTGCATCAAACAAGTCTAAATACAAAGCTGCCTGTAAGTCATAACTGTATTTCTTAGCTGAGTACTCAAAGTCATGTATGTTGGCTGTAGTTTTTAAGTCTATGATAGTTGTGCCTTTCTTTGCATCTGCCTTACCTCTAAATGGTAATCCCATAAACTCCCCTACTGCAGGTATCTCAAACTCACATCCACTTAGTAAAGCAGCAGCTTCTTCATTAGCTAATACAGCTTTAGCTATCTTCTGTGCCTTGTTTAGTTCTAGGTTAGTATAAACCAAATCCTTACCTAACTCTTCAGCAGCTAACTTAAAACTCTTACTAGCTTTAGTTCCGTCTACAAATGTAAACTCATCAAGTCTATGTGGCTCTAGTACACATAAGTGTGTTAGTCTACCATCTCTAAGTGCTTGGCTGTCTGGAGAACCTTCAGTAAGTGATGTTGCGTATGACTTAGGAGACTCTATTAATTTCTTGCAAGAAGAAGAAGATAATGCGTGTTGACCTAAGTAGCCATAGTAAAAAGAATCATCATACATCTTAGGTATAATATCAGAGACTTTGAACTCATCTCCGTTTAGCAGTTTTATATTTTTCATAATGTTGTATTTTAAATGAACTGCAATATAGTAATATTATTTGTTAAATCAAATAAACTTTATCTTTTTTACAATTAGATGTTCTAGTGAGTTTAATGGAGGTGTCCATCCTTTAGCATTATTATCTCCTCCAAAGCTATTGCCTTTAACCTTAACATCGTTGTTTCTTAGATGATTAAGTAGGTCTAATCTTTTAAATACATAAGCAGTCTCTACACCTTCTAGACTCTTTAGTATGTAAACGTAGTATATTGCCTTAGATGCAATGATACCACTATCTTCTCCCTTCTTTGTATTCTGGAACTCTATGTACAGGTTTACAGGTCTTGAGTATCTATCAGCATAGTAGTAACCTTTAGAGTCATACTTAACTTCGTAAGTAACCTCGTTACCTTTATAGTTAGCTTTTATATCCCAATCATAAAACTTTTTGTTTGGTGCTTTTTCTATGTCTGTATGTGTCTTAGACAATTCGTTAAGCCATAAACTCTCTCCTATATTACCTCTTAAAAAACTCATATCTATTTGTATGTAGAGTAAACTGATTTCAATGGATTAAGAACCTTTCCTTTAAATGCACAAGAGGTACATCCTGTTATCCTTATACTAAATATTCTTTGTGCTATAGGTAGTAACTCTTTCTGTGCGTGTTTATTGTATATCGTTTGGTTAGAATCAAAGTACTTAGCTAAAGTGTTAAACTCATCCTCAGTTAAACATTTTACATTCCTGTACTTAAATACTTTATTAAGCTTGTCTTGTCTCTCATCACAACCACAGTCTTCTCCAGCAATAAACTTAACAACCTTCTTGATACCTGTAGCTTTTGTTATCTTGGCTACAGTATCTCCAAGTCCTTTAGACTTATTCTCATTGTCTTTATCAAACTTAGCTTTCCATTCCTTGTAAGCTTTAGTTCTTTTGTCTCCCTTAAATTCTTCCATGTTTATAATAATTTGTCGTAGTCTCCGTTAAAGTAATCTTGAGCATCTTCATCAAACTTTTCTCTTAGTCTTCTCTTGCAGTTCTTAGATGTATTGTATAGTGAAGTTAGGCTTATACCTTTGTACTGATTGCCATCCTCATCTATAAACTTGCTTTCTTTCTCTAAACCTCTTAGAGATATATCTGTCTTGTAGTAAATGTCCGTAAACATTATATCGTATCTATGCCATTGCTTTATCTCTTTGTCGATACTATCCA